CCATTCATCGCCTACCAACCACGGAACCAAGCACACATCTTCGCTTTCTGTGATTTCGTTAACAACAGTTACACCGGGAACATGCTTTCCGAACTCCACAGAGTGGATATCACGCTTGTCTTTGTAGTACAAATCGTGATTGCCTGGGAAATAAAAGAACTGTTCAAACTCTTGACCAAGTTTTTCCAATGAACGCAGTGTTGCATCCATGGTAGTAATGTTTAAACTGTTGCGATTGTGATGCCAGTCACCGCAAAAGATAGCAGTTTCGCAACCACGATCCTTTGCAGTTTGAATAAACCAGTCTACAAATTCTTCGCAGTCCTGATTATGCTGTTTCGAGTTGGATTTAAGTCCAAAATGTATGTCTGTGAATACTGCTGCTTTTTTAAACAATGTCTATACCTCTTTTGTTAGTATAACAAAAGAAAATGTTAAAGTCAACCAAAGATTTAATCGTTATTTTCGCTTTCTCTTTTCAGAGCCGCTTCCCATTCGCCTGCATGTTGTCGTGTATAACTAGGATTCATATCGTTCATTTCTAAAATATCGTCTCGAATGTTCTGATTGCGTTTTTCAATGTTAATAACTCTAACAAATGAGTTAGTAACTGCCGCAGTGTAGTATGCAAATGGATTTTGACTTTTAGATTCGTCAAATTGCAAGCCAATTTGTGCTAATTGTAGGATTGCTTGTCCACGCATTTCGTCATTATAGGTATAACCACGAACGTTGCCACGAGTAGCATAACGATCGCATAATTTCATCCACATAAGAGCAAGTTTATTAGTTGCTTGACCGTGATCTCTATCAAAATAACCATTTTCCATGCCTCCTACCCAATGACTTTTCCCTACAAGTTGTAATTCACCGTCTTCGTCAAACTTATAATGTACAAATGGAGGAAAATTTAATTTTACTTTATGATCTGCTACAGTTTTAGGATTTTTCTTTCTAGTAGGATCATCCGGAATATGATCAAATGTCATTACACGGAAAATTAGTTCTTCTTTTGTGATCTTTTTGTAGTCAACTTCGCATTCTGCTTGTTTAACCTTCTCCCCTGCTTCTTTACGAGCTTCATAAGCCGCAGTAGAAAGGCGTTTTGCTTTGTTTCTTTTTGCTTCTGCAATAGTTCTAATGTTTATTTTTTCTATGCTAGGAAGAATAATATCATATTGATGATATTCTTTTTCTGTATAAGAACAGAATGTGTTTTTTGACCTATGTATTTCCAATAACAAGTCTTTATTATTAAGATAGTTTTTGCGTTTCATGAAAAATCCTTTACAATTCAATATATTATAATATACGCAGTTAAAAAAGTCAACTAAATAATGTATCAGGAGTAATGCAATGGCAATACAAGAAAAAAGAGCTTATATCAGTCCTAGTACTGGCAAGGTTAATACAACAAATGCTAATGTAGGCAAAGCCAAACAATCAGGATTACCTTCTGTAGTTACAGACATTAATGGAGTACAAACTCGAGTATACGGTACCCCTTCTACACTTACTAAACTAACTGGTAAGTATCAAGGGTTTGGTAAACCGAGTTCTCCTGCCAGTGCAAAAGCTTCAGGCGAGAGTTTTCAGGGAAATCTCAGCGGAGCTGCTGCAGGATTAACAGAAGGTCTTTCTGCTGCTACTAGTCGTTTAGCAAAAGCAGGACTCCCTAAAGGAGCCGAACAACAAGCAAGAACAGAAACAGCCGCTAAAATTGTTCCAACTGGCACCGAAGGACAAGATTGGAGAGTTAAACTTAGTTTGCCTAAAACCTACGATAGTCGTGTATTAGCTCCTCTTGCTCGTTCTGGCAATGCTCTAGTTTTTCCTTTTACTCCTAGTATTATTGTACAACATACTGCTCATTATAATTCATTACAACCTGTACATAGTAATTATCCTTTTTTAAATTACGAAAATAGTTCGGTTGACCAGCTTGTAATCAGCGGAGAATTTTTTGTAGAGAATTCGTTTGATGCAGAATACTGGATTGCAGCTATGCATTATCTAAGATCTGTAACAAAAATGTTTTACGGTGCAGGAAGCGGAGCCTACCAAGGAAATCCTCCGCCGATTGTAAAATTAAATGGCTACGGTGATTATGTTTTTGATAATGTTCCTGTAGTTGTACAAAGTTTCATGGTTGACATGCCGCAAGATGTTGATTATATCCGTGCAGAATTAAATTCTAACGGTGAATATTCTTATGGTAAAGGTATAGAAGGTATTAAAGATGCTCCGGATACAAGTGCTAGCGGAAATGCAGTTTCTTGGGTGCCAACACAGTCAACATTTACTGTAACAGTACAACCAATTTACAGTAGATCTAAAGTTGAACAGTTTAATCTTGCTAAATTTATTAACGGCGGATATATTAACAGCGGAGAAGGATACTTATAATGGCTAGATATTCCTCAACAAGTCCTTGGAACAAAACTCCTATTAATTCTAACGGGTATTTAGACACAATTAAAGTTAGACCAATACCTGCCGAAAGCGATGATATATTGTATGAAATACAACCACAATATACATACAGACCAGATTTATTAGCCTATGATTTGTATGACACTCCTAAATTATGGTGGGTGTTTGCACAAAGAAACATGGATATTATAAAAGATCCAATTTTTGATTTAAAGCCTGGAACAGTGATTTACCTACCTAAAGGATCAAAATTAAAAAGACTGCTAGGAATCTAATATGTCAGCACAGTCATTGATAAATGCCGCTAAAAATAAAACTATAGGTATCTTAAAAGAAACGGCCCAAGGCGTTAAAGGTCTTGTAGAAGAATCTGGAATTGCCGGAGTCAATAAAGCAATTACACAAGAATTAAGTAGTGCTATTAACGTTAAAGGTGTTAGTAATACTGATGATGCGTATGATACAAATAATCCTTTAGCATCAAATTCTGATGATGCATACTCTACAACAGTAAATCCTGATAAAATACAAGCAACTAGTACTGATAGCGAACCAGGACCTATAGGGAGCATAACTCCTCCGGCAGAATTTGAACCTGGTACAACTCCTGCTCCTTGGCCAAATACACTTGAATCATTTACTTCGATGAATGTTATTTCAGAACTAGCTATTTTAAGCCGCCAAGAAAGTATTGATCCTGTTACTACATATCGCAGTAATGGTCCTTCAAATATTATTTTAAGATCTGGAGGAGGATTAGGTGCAGATAAGATTACAACAACCTACGAAGATAAACTAAAAACACGACTAGAATACTATATAGACGAAATAGAAATTGACAGTTTAATTGCTCCTAACAGCAAAACGCAGGCTACTAATGCAACTACAATTAGATTTACAGTAATTGAACCGTACAGCATGGGACTATTTTTACAGACCCTACATGTTGCAGCCGCTGAGTTAAAATACTCTAGTCATATAGAAGCAAACTATCTTTTAACAATAAAATTCCAAGGGTTTGACGAAAATAATAATACTAGAGTAGCTCCTTATAGTACTAGGATGATTCCTATAATGCTGACCAACGTTATTTTCACAGTTGATCAAGCAGGATCTAAATACGAAGTAACAGCTATTGCCGCAAACGATATAGCATTTGATGATAATGTTCAAACAGTAAAAACCGATGTAACTATTACAGGTAGAACTGTAAGCGAAATTCTACAATCAGGCGCACAAAGTCTTGCTACGGTGATCAATGACAGAGCTCAAAGCCTAGAAGCTAAAAATCAAGTTAATCAAGCCGACCAAATTGTTATCATGTTTCCTAGAACTAAAACAGCAATAAATGATGTACAGGAAGGAACTTCTAACGATAGTGTTGTAGCAACGGCCGCGACAGAAGAAGGTGCTACAAACTTAGATCAATTATATCAAAGTGTAACAAGTTCAGGCCCAGATGATAATACGTTAGCACCGGGCGATTTTACTAACTTCATAAGCAGTGTTAGTAGTACTATAGAAGGCAGAAGTAGGCTTGGCGAAGCAATAAAATTGTTTGCAGAAACACCTACTAAATTTAATGAAATAGCAACAGCAGAAATGGTAGACGATTTCTTACAACCAGGACAAAATCCTCTAGGAAAGCCTGCATTTACCTATGACTCGGATGCTAAAATTTATAGACGAGATAGCATAGAAGTTCAAATTAAAAAAGATCTAAGAAATTTTGTCTTTAAGCAAGGATCTAGAATACAAGATATTATAGAAGAAATATTAATAAACAGCGAATACGGAAAGTCTCTAGCTAATCAATTAGAAAACATACAAGAAAACGAAGGCATGGTTAATTGGTTTAGGATAGAGTCGCAGGTTTATCCAGTAGGTTCTAATAAAAATAGAACAGGTCGTGATGCACATGTTTATGTTTATAAAGTAGTGCCTTATAAAATACATCACAGTAAATTTAAAGCACCTACTGCGGCTTCTGTTGGCATAGATAAATTAAAAAAACAAGCAGCCAAAGAATACAATTATTTTTACACAGGCGCAAACAAAGACATATTAGATTTAGAAGTTAAATTTGACTATCAATACTTTACTCCATTGTCTGCAGATAGAAACAGTGTAAGTGCTTCCGACAGATTAGGCAAACAAAATTCTGCAAGTAACACTGACGATGCATATGAAACTGTTACAGGTGAAGGTCAAAATAATTATTATCCTAGCGAAGGTTTAAAGAAAACACAAGAAGTTGTAGAAAGTGAAACTGGTAAGTCGGGCGGAACACCTTACGATGATGCCAAAACAAGAATTGCACGAAACTTTAGAGATTCTATAATCTCAGGTGTTGATATGGTAATGGTTAATATGACTATTATGGGAGATCCATATTATTTGAGTGACAGCGGATTAGGCAATTATAATGCACCTGATACAAGTTTTACAAATATAAACGAAGACGGAACTATGAATTATCAAAACGGTGAAGTTGATATTAATTTACTGTTCCGTTCTCCTATAGATTACGGTGAAGAAACAATGACATTTCCAGAAGATTTTGGAATAGTTAAACCTTATAGCGGATTGTATCAAGTTACACTAGTTAGACATTCGATTAGTCAAAATCAATTTAAACAGGAATTAACACTATTGCGTAGACAAGATCAAGATAACAGCGAAGTAAGCACAGGAGTTGGCGCAGTTAAGACAGGAACAGCAGCAGAAAGCATGAATGATAGACAAAAAACTAAAACTGCACCTATCTTAGAAATACCGTCACCGGAACTTAGTGAAGATGACAGAAGGAGTCCGTTCTAATGAGTAGAAGTTCTAATATATTAGACACTCTAGGACCAGGTCCTTTTGAAGCAGTAGTTGTAAATTATTTAGACGGAGAATACCAAGGAGCGTTGCAAGTAGAATTACTAAGAGGGTCTAGCCGAGCAGGAAATCAGCCAGAGCGTACAGGACAAATTGTAACAGCAAGATATCTTTCTCCTTTTTACGGTGTAACACCTACTGACGCAACAAATGCTAGCCCAGGATATGAGTTATCACAAAAATCTTACGGTATGTGGATGGTCCCGCCAGATCTGCAAACAAAAGTCTTAGTAATGTTTGTAAACAACGATATATCAAATGCATTTTGGATTGGCTGTATTCAAGACACAGGTATGAATTTTATGACACCTGGTAATGCAAGTACTACATTTAACAAAGACAAAGTAATGCGTCCTGTTGCAGAATATAACAAAGAAGACAAAAAAGAAAAAGGTAAAATAGATTACACTTTAAAAAACAAACCTGTGCATACTGATCAATATAAAGTTTTGCATAATCAAGGATTAGATACAGATGAAACTAGAGGTTATACAACTTCTAGTGCTAGACGAGAATTACCTAGTTCTGTTTTTGGTATATCTACACCAGGACCTGTTGACAAACGAAATGGTGCTCCTAAGTTTAGTATGGGGCCGTTTGAAGCTAAAGCAACAATTTTTACAAATAGACTTGGTGGCTCTAGTTTAGTGATGGATGACGGTGATGATAAATTTCTACGCAAAGAACATCCTGCTGTAGGTCCATTAGATTATGCCAATGTAGAACGCGGTGAAACACGAGACGGTGATGTTACAAGGCCTCACAATGAACTAGTTAGATTACGTACTAGAACAGGTCATCAAATTTTATTACACAATAGTGAAGACTTGATTTACATTGGTAATGCAAGGGGCACTAGTTGGATAGAAATGACCAGCGATGGCAAAATAGATATTTTTGCAGACGACAGTGTAAGCATTCACACAAAAAATGACTTTAATTTTAAAGCAGATAGAGATTTTAATTTTGAAGCAGGACGTAATTTTAATATTAAAGCAAATAACGGCATTACCATGGAAAGCATTGTAAACTTCCAATTAGTAATAGGCAATGACGGTAAAATTACCACAGGTAATAATTTTGATTTACACACTGAAAATAACAATAAATTTACTGCATTGTTTGGAACAACAGATATGTTAAGTGGCGGTGTACACACCGAAACGGCTAGTGTAATACACCATAACGGACCGCAAGCAGCGGAAGCCGCTATTGCGTCTCCGCTTAAGACGCATACCCTGCCAGGCGAGGACGAAGTAATAATGAAACGAGTACCGCAAGGCGAACCGTGGATACATCATGAAAATTTAGATGGCAGTAAATTTAAACCTACAAACACTGACAGGGCAAACACAGACGAACCTATAGAGGATCCAACACCTGTGTTAACGCCTGATACATTTAGGAAAGGATTATAAAATAAATACGCTATGAGCTCCGTAGAAAAGAAATTATACAATCAAATTAGCATAGGACAAGATAGAACTAAAGTTCCGTCGAGTAAAGCCTATAGGGGTGTATCTACTGTAAATCGAGAATCTACAAGTCCTGTACTCTATGATTTAAGTCTTATAAAACAGGATATTATTAATCATTTCCATATAAGGCAGGGAGAAAGATTACAAAATCCCGAGTTTGGTACAATTATTTGGGACGTACTTTATGATCCTCTCACTGACGATTTAAAACAAGCAATAGCAAATAATGTAACAGAAATTGTAAACTATGATCCTAGAGTACAAGTTGACCAAGTTCTTGTATCTAGTTACGAAAGTGGTATACAAATTGAAGTAGAGTTGACTTATCTTCCTTACAATATATCGGAAAAAATGCAACTTAAATTTGATGAAGACAGCGGCATGTATTAAATGCGCACTTTATTATTTCATATAAATATTGTAATAAAAGTTCAAGGAATATAATATGTCATCAACCGATAGACAAAATAGATTATTAGTAGCAGAAGATTGGAAACGTATCTATCAAAGTTTTAGATACGCAGATTTCCAAAGCTACGATTTTGATAATTTACGCAGAACAATGATTAACTATCTGCGTCAAAACTATCCAGAAGATTTCAATGATTACATTGAAAGTTCGGAATATCTAGCACTTATTGACCTTATTGCTTTCCTTGGACAAAACATAAGTTTCCGTATAGATTTAAATGCTAGAGAAAACTTTATAGAACTAGCAGAGCGTAGAGAAAGTGTACTACGACTTGCACGGTTGTTATCTTATAATCCTAAAAGAAATATACCTGCAAGCGGACTCCTAAAATTTGACAGTGTTACAACCACAGAAGATATTGTTGACAGTAACGGACAAAATTTATCAGGATTAGATATTCAGTGGAACGATACTACTAATCCTAATTGGTACGAACAATTTATTAAGATTTTAAATGCATCGCTTCCATTTAACGGTGTATTTGGTAAGCCTTACAAAAAAGATACAGTAGCAGGAATACAAACAGAACAATATAAGTTTAATGCTATTAATACAGATATTCCTGTTTATAGTTTTTCTAAAACAGTAGACGGCGCAAGTTATCCTTTTGAAGTTACGTCAGTGGATGTGCAAGACGGTAATTTAGAAGAAGAAATTCCTGTGCTAGGAAATAACTTTGGGTTTGTATATAGAAATGATTCGAAGGGTGCAGGAAGTACAAATACAGGATTCTTTGCACACTTCCGTCAAGGTCAACTAGACAGCGGAGACTTTGTAGTAGGAACTCCTATTCCTAATCAAGTTGTAGATGTTGATACGAGAAACATTAATAATTCCGATGTCTGGTTATACAAATTAGATGAAGACGGTTTTGAAAGTGATTTCTGGACAAAAGTAGATAGCACAGAAGGAAACAATGTTATCTATAACAGTGTCCAAGCAGGAATTAGAGATATCTATGCTGTAACAACTAGACCTGACGATAGAATAGGATTAGTGTTTAGTGATGGCGTCTTTGGAACTTTACCTAAGGGTAATTTCCGTGTTTATTATAGAACCAGTGCTAACAAACGTATTACAATTAAGCCTAATGAAATGTCAAACATTAGCATTACAGTTCCGTATATTAGCAGAGCAGGAAAATCTGAAGCAATTACTGTTACAATGTCTTTGCAATATACAGTGGATAATTCAAGCACGTCGGAAACTAATGCAAGTATTAAACAAAGTGCGCCACGTAATTATTACACACAAAACAGAATGATTACAGCAGAGGATTACAATATTGCTCCTTTGTCTACTAGTCAAGAAATTATTAAAACAAAAACCGTTAATAGAACATCTAGTGGAATTTCAAGATATTTCGATTTAACAGATGCAACAGGAAAGTACTCAAATACAAACTTATTTGCAACTGACGGTGTTTTATACAGAGAAGAACTTGAAAAGAATTTTACCTTTACCTATGCAACAAAAACTGACATAGAAGGCATTATTGAAAATCAAATTATACCTTTATTAGGCGACGAAGAAATTACAAATTTTTATTATGCTAAATTTCCAAGAATTTTTACAGAAGATTTGAATCCAACTTGGAGTCAACTAACCACAGAAACAAATCAAAGTTCTGGTATAATTTTAGATGTTGATAGATTACCATACACGGTTTCTTCTTTTGCATCTAATCAATTAAGATTTATCAAAGAAGGATCATTGGTTAAATTTACTGCGCCAGCCGGTCAACATTTTATGACTAATGACAATAATTCATTAATGGACGGGGATGCAGATCATCCCGGTGCAGTAAATTATATATGGGCAAAAGTTGTAAGTGTTGCAACAGACGGAACAAATGCAAATAACGACGGGGGAATTTTGGTAAACGAAGTTATACCAACTGGAGCTATTATTTCATCTGTTATTCCTAGAATTCCTAATGCATTAAGCAATGAAGTTAAAACACAAGTAATCAATCAAATATTTTCTAACAATCCATTTGGTATAAGATTTGACAGAAATTCTGGAGAATGGAAAGTTATTAATGAAAATAATATAGACTTATATGGTAACTTTAGCACAGGTAAAACCGGCGATACTACTAATCAGCAATTAGATTCTAGTTGGATTTTTCGATTTATCACAGACGGAGAAACTTATACAGTTACAAGACGTAATTTAAGATATGTATTTGAAAGTATAAAACAGTGTCGTTTTTACAAAGATGATTCTTCTAAAATTTACGATACTAAAACTGGTAAAGTTATTGAAGATCAAATCAAGTTTTTAAGTGTTAATCGAAAGCCCGATGTAAACGAGAGTTTTACAGTTGATTATCCTTGGGAAGTAACAAAAGCATATAGAGACAGTGAAGGATATGTAGATAGCTCAAAAGTGATTGTAACATTCTTTGATACAGACAAAGATGGTACTATTGATAATCCTGATATGTTTACAGAAATAGTTCAACCTACAACAAATACTGTTACAAAATATATTTTCCAAGAAAAATATACAACAAACGAAAGCTATGAAGATTTTAGATTAATTGAAGACCAATCTACAGTAATCGCTCTAAACAGTCAGGCAGATCTTCTGCCATTAACTAGATATACAAACGGACAGATTTTTTATTTTGTATTAAGTAATTCTTTTTATATCTTAGATAGCGAAAATAATAAATTAGTATTGACTACAGATTATAAAGCATTTATTGGAATTTCTAGCATTAAATTCCAATATGTTCACAATGCTGATGATGCAAGTAGAATTGATCCAAGTAGTAGTAATATTTTAGATTTATATTTGCTTACAAAAGGATACGACACACTTTATAGACAATGGTTGCAAAATGCAGTTTCTAGTGAACCATTGCCTCCTAGCAGTGATAGTTTATTTAGAAGTTACGGCACTGATCTTAATAAAATTAAATCAGTTAGTGATGAACTAATTTATCATCCTGTTAAGTACAAAAACTTATTTGGATCAAAGGCTGAAGAAGTGCTACAAGCAAAATTTAAAATTGTTAAAAACAAAGATATTGTGCTTAATGATAACGACATAAAAGCAAGAGTCATTAGTGCAATCAATCAATTTTTTGCATTAGAAAATTGGGACTTCGGTGAAACATTTTACTTCTCAGAATTGTCAGCATATGTAATCAACGAACTTGCTCCGGATATTAATACTTTTGTTATAGTACCAACACAAACTAACAAAGCATTTGGTACGATGTACGAAGTAAAATGCGAAACAGACGAAATTTTTATTAGTAGTGCAACAGTAGATGATGTAGAAATTATAGATGCAGTAACAGCAAGTCAACTACAAGTTTCTGGATCTATATCAACTGCACTACCAACAAGTAATCAAGTTATAACCAGCTCCGGAGGAAGTACTTACTAATGGCTTACGATAATAATCAATCCGATCCAGCACTACCAGTAGGTGATGACGAAAACAGAGAAAGTTATAACTTTTTACCTAAATATTTTAGAACTAATTTTAACAAAAAGTTTTTAGCCAGTACTCTTGATCAATTATTACAACCTGGTGTAGCTGAAAAAGTAAACGGTTTTATCGGCAGACGAATAACCAAAGCATATACTTCTGATGACAATTATGTAGGCGATGTATCTTTAAACAGAATTAATTATCAATTAGAACCAGCAGTTCTTATCGAAGATACAATTGGTAATACTGTATTTTATAAAGACTATATGGATTATATCAATCAACTTAAAAACTTTAAAGTTGATGTTGACGATCATAATAAACTAAACGAACAAGAATACTATTCATGGGATCCTTTAATTGATTGGGATAAGTTTGTAAACTTCCGCGAGTATTATTGGTTACCTTACGGACCACAAACTATAGGAATATTAGGACAGTCAGCAGATGTAGAAACAGAAATTCAGGTTATTGCAAGAGACAATGCTGATAACAAAGGTTACGTTTTCTTTCCTGACGGTCTAACACAAAATCCTAATATTCGTTTATATAGAGGGCAAACCTATACATTTACGATTAACACACCGGGTAAGCCGTTCTATATAAAAACTGCAAGTCGAGCAGGAGAAGACTTTATCTATAATGACGGAGTTAGTGAGCAAGGAGTTGAAGAAGGTAGTATTACTTTCACAGTTGATAACGACACTCCTGATTTACTATACTATGTAGATGAAAACGACCCTAATACTTACGGCTTGTTTATTGTTTTAGACATTGATGAAAATAGTTTTATAAATGTAGAAGACGAAATTCTGGGAAAATTAAATTATACCAGCGGTAATAATATAAAATTATCTAACGGTATGAAAGTAGAATTTAAAGGAAAAGTTACTCCAGAAATCTACGGCGAAAGTGCTTATTATGTAGAAGGTGTAGGCGCTGGAATAAAATTAATACCAGAAAAAGATTTAGAAATTCCTAATCAATTTGCCGCAGACCAATTAATACCTTTTGACACAAATGCATTTGATAGATTGCCTTTTGGTAATGCTGCTTCTTACCCTGCAGAAAAAGATTATATTACTATCAATAAAAGTGCTGTCGATGGTAACGCCTGGTCAAAGTACAACAGATGGTTTCATAAAAGTGTAATCGAGCAAAGCGCAGAAATTAATGGCCAGCCTGCAGATCTTAATCAAGATGCTAGAGCAAAACGACCTATTATAGAATTTAAAAGCGGTGTTAAGTTATATAATTTTGGAGTAAAAGAAAAACCAGCAGTAGACCTAGTTGACACGTTTACAACTGATGTATTTTCTACAATAGAAGGTTCCGCTGGATATAATATTGACGGTGTTGATATAAGTGAAGGTATGCGTATACTCTTTACAGCTGATACAGATATTTTAGTAAAGAACAAAATATTTGAAGTTAAATTTATCACCCAACAAAACAGCGAAAATATTGTAGACCGACGTCAAATTGCATTAATCACTGTTGACGATACAGACCCTGTAGAAGGCGAAACAGTTTTAGTTAAGCAAGGTGACGAAAATCGTGGCGCAATGTGGCATTATACTTCTGGAGTTTGGTATAAA